AATACACAGCCTCTGCCTATTCCACTTGCAGCTTTGCGCTTGCAACCCCTGCCATCCCTTACGCAAGTGTGACTGAGCAAGAAGTTTTGGATTGGTGCTGGAATAACGGCGTGGATAAAGCAGCAACAGAGGCCAGCCTTGCACAGCAGATTGACTTATTGAAGAACCCTGTGAGTGCTACTGGCACACCTTGGGCAACTACTTGAGATAAATCATGGAAGACTCAGTAACTCACAGCCAAATCTACGAAAGACTGCTTGCAGTTGAAACTAAGGTAGATAGCATAGACAAGAACACTAAAGGTCTTGTAGAGGCTTTTGATGCCGTGCAAGGGGCTTTTAAAGTCTTGGGGTGGATTGCTTCTGCTGCCAAGCCTATTCTGTGGGTGGCGGGTCTAATCATGGCGGCTGGTGCTGTTTGGCAGACTTGGCTTAAAAAGTAATGGCTAAACAACAGTTAGAGATTCCTGCTATACCTTCTTTAGGTACGTCAGGAGCCGTCTATTCTCAAAATGTACAGAATCAAAACAATGGTCTTTTAGGGTTATTTTTTACCAAGTTACTTAATTCAATACAGCCTGTGATTGGACGAATGGGCGGCAAGTACTTGAATAATCCTTATGGGGCGTTTCAGGATTCGACAGACCAAGTTGCTGCCAACACCACAACAGCTTATGCTGTTACATTCAACACTACAGACTTTAGTAATGGTGTAACAATAGCTAGTGGTTCTAGAATTACTGTAGCTGATACTGGAATTTGGAACTTGCAGTTTTCTATTCAGTTTACAAATACGACAAATGCTTCTCAGGATGTGGATGTTTGGTTTCGGGTCAATGGCACAAATGTGGCTAACTCAAACAGCAGATTTGGATTTGCACCAAGAAAAGGTGCTGGAGATCCTTATCACACCATTGCAGCCATAAACTACTTTGTGAGCTTGAATGCAACTGATTATGTTGAGATCATGTGGAGGCCAACTGATGTCGGTGTCACTATTGAGCAATATGCCGCTAGTGCAAGCCCAACACGCCCAGCAGTGCCATCAGCCATTGTCACAATGAGCTTTGTGTCTAACCTTACAAACTGATAGACTACGAACATGGCTTACATTCCACTCCTAATCCCTCCAGGCGTATATAAAAATGGGACTGAATATCAGTCCAAAGGTCGTTGGAATGGATCAAATTTGGTTCGTTGGTTTGAAGGTACTATTCGTCCTGTTGGCGGCTGGAGAAAACGTTCTACATCTCAACTAACAGGCATGGCTCGTGGTTTGATTAATTGGCGAGATAACTCAAACAATAGACGCATTGGAATTGGTACGCATTCAAATCTTTATTCAATGAATGAAGCTGGCACTCTGACAGATATAACTCCTGCAACATTTACTGTTGGCAATGCAGATGCTATAAAGAAGATTGGTTATGGCTACGCAACTTACGGAAGTTCAGCTTATGGTATTGCTCGACCAGATTTAGGATCTTACGTTCCTGCTACTACTTGGAGTATAGATACTTGGGGTGAGTATTTAGTGGCTTGCTCATCCACAGATGGGAAATTGCTTGAATGGCAATTAAACACCGCCAATGATGCGGCAGCCATTACTAACGCACCAACTAGCTGTACTGGATTAATTGTTACTCAAGAACGATTTTTATTTGCATTGGGTGCGGGTGGTAATCCTCGTAAAGTTCAATGGTGTGACCAAGAAAATAATACTTCATGGACTCCTTCCGCTACCAACCAAGCTGGTGACTTTGACTTAACAACTATTGGTTCACTGCAATGTGCTAAACGGATACGTGGCACTACTATTTTGTTTACAGACGTAGATGTACATACTGCCACATATATTGGCCCACCGTTTATTTATAGCTTTGATCGTGTTGGATCTGGTTGCGGAGTTATTTCTAAGCAATCAGTAGCAGCTACTGACAATGCTTGTATTTGGATGTCTGGATCAGGATTTTGGGTTTACGATGGTTTTGTCAAGCCATTAAACTCTGATGTCTCTGATTATGTATTTAAAAATTTAAACACTTCTCAGTCATCTAAAATATATTGTGTACACAATTCAACATATGGTGAAATTTGGTGGTTTTACCCAAGTGCTGTTTCTAATGAGGTAGATTCTTACGTTTCTTATAATTACCGTGAAAATCATTGGGCTATTGGAACTTTAGGCCGTACTTGTGGTACAGATGGCGGCATCTTTGCTAATCCAATTATGGTTTCTTCAGATGGCTATGTCTATGAGCATGAAGTAGGTTTTAACTATGATTCTCAAACATTGTTTGCTGAATCAGGACCAGTAGAGTTGGGTAATGGCGATAGAACTATGAATTTATCAGGATTAGTTCCTGATGAAAACACGGTTGGAGATGTCCAAGTTAGATTCAGTACCAAGTTCTATCCAAATGCCACTGAATACAATTATGGGCCTTACTCAATAGCAAGCCCCACCTCAGTACGTATAACTGGAAGGCAAATCCAAGCAAAGATTGAAGGCGTTAAATTAACTGATTGGCGAGTTGGAGTCATAAGGTTTAGTGGAAGCCCTGGAAGTATGCGATAAATTATTTGAAATAATTTAGTAAAAAGAATATGATTGAACACGACAGTCAAGAATGGCGTAACGCAAGAAATTCTAAGATGTTAGAATGGTTTGGTGGTAACCAAAGTGCTGTAGACTTTTTAGTCTCTTTATCAAGTATTGCTGAATTATGGGATGATTTAGTAGATAAAGATAAGCAACCAAGCAGGAAAGAGATTGATTCAGTCTTTTGGAATGCTTTGGTCACACTGCCAACAAACGAGTTTTTCAACCAAAACAAGGCATTTTTGATGCCATTGGTTATTCAGAGTATCAACGCATGGCTTGACTCTGTAGAACTTGAGAAGGGTAATTCTAATGACAGAGCTTATGCGCTCACATTACGAATTATTTCCTTGCAAATCGCACCAATGATTGTTATGTTGCTTAGAGGGAAAGAAGCAGCAAGAGAAATCAGTACGGATATGTGGCGTTATTTCACGGCACATGATGATGCAATTAAATGGATACAAGGGGAATGATATGTCTATAGGTGGATCTAGTAGTAGCGGAAGTCAACTTGACCCTCAGTTGCGGGCCGCATATTTAGAAAATATAGCTAAAGGCGAACAGGTTGCTCAAAATTTAGGCGCACGTATTTTTTACCCTCTTAATCAGGACCAGTACGTTGCAGGTGAACTTACCCGTCAATTTGCTGACCCTAATAGTAAACAACAAAACCAATTGCAAGTTGCTGCAGAAATGGCAGCTCAGTCATATCAAAATCGCCCTAGAGATGTGCAAGCTAGCGGGTATGGTGGAGCTACAGTAGATCCTGCGGCTATGGCTGCTCAACAAGGTTATAACGCTGCAATTGGTCAAGCCGCTTCTGCAGGTCCTGCTTCTACTGCCGCATCACAGGGCTACAATGCCGCAACATTTGGTGGCGCTCAAACAGGTCCTGCGGCTCAAGCAAATGCGGCTCAATTAGCCCGCAATTCTGTTCGTGATGTTGGCGCAGCAGGTGTTTCTGGTCAACAAGTGGCATCTACTGCATTAGGCCAGATTGCACCTCAAGCTCGTCAAAATATTCGTGATATCCAAGCAGGTTCTTCTTTAAACCAGAATGTCCAGCAGTATATGAATCCATATACGCAAGCTGTTACTGAGCAAAGTTTAAAAGACTTAGAGCGTTCACGCCAGTTGCAACAACAGCAGACTTCTGCTCAAGCAACTGCTGCTAAAGCTTTTGGTGGATCTCGTCAAGGCATTGCGGAAGCAGAAACTAATCGGGCATATGGAGAGAATGCTGCTCGTTTAGTTGCTCAACAAAATGCGGAGGCATTTCAATCCGCTCAAAAAGCCTCTGAGTCTGATTTGTCTAGATCCATGCAAGCTCAACAACTAAACCAAGCACAAGATGCGGCAACTACCCAACAGGCTTTGGCTTTGTCTGGTCAATTTGGATTAGCTAATCAAGATGCAAGTTTACGTGCGGCATTAGCTAATCAGGGTGTTGATGTCTCTACAGGCCAAACTAACTTGCAAGCCCAACAACAAACTAATTTGGCTAACCAAGCGGCTCAGAACCAGATGGCTCAGTTCAATGTTGGTAACCTACAACAAGCAGGGCTTGCAAATGCAGGTGCGCTGAACCAAGCAGGTCAATTTGGAGCAGGTGCGGCGAATCAAGCGGCTTTAACCAATGCTGCCGCTCAGAATCAGATGGGTCAATTTAATGCATCTAATCAGCAAGCAATGAACTTGGCTAATCAACAAGCCATGAACCAATCGAATCAGTTTGGTGCTTCTGCATTTAATCAAGCAGGTTTGGCTAATCAAGCGGCTATTAATGATCGTGCTTCCCAACAAGCAGGATTAACTCAACAAGCTGGTCTGAGCAACGCTCAAGGTTTCTTGCAGGCTAATTTGGCTAACCAGCAGGCTGATTTGGCACGTAATCAACAAGGACTTGCAGCATCAAATCAATTGGCAGGTATTGCTGGTCAAGGTCAACAAATGGGACTTACAGGAGCAAATGCTTTAACCCAACAAGGTGTCTTCCAACAGCAACAACAGCAAGCACAATTAGATGCTTACAGAAATCTAGCTTTGGAGCAACAGCAAATCAGAAACCAAGCCTTGGGTATTAACCCTGCTGGCGGGTCTGGTATGCAGTCAACATCTTCCTCAGGTCAAGGTTTGCTTGGCATCTTTAGATAAGGAAATACTATGTTTGATCTTGGCTTATTGTCAGATGCTGCTCTCACTGGTCTTAGTGATAAAGAAAAGACTGATCTTCAAAAACAAGCTACTTCTCAGTTTCTGATTGGTTCGTTGTTAAGCAATGATCCAGCAGCAGGGTACAGGGCTGCTATGGGTGTGCCAGATCAGTATTATGGAACTCAGAAAAACATATCAGATCTTGCAGAGAAAAAACGCCAACGTGCTGAAGTTTCTGGCTTTTTAGAAGAGTTTGCTCCAAATCCACAACAATCTCAAAGTCAAGCATTAAATGCAAATCTTGGTAGAGACAGAATGGCATCAAGTCCATATGCTTTAAGTACTGCTTTGGGTTTGCCTCAAGATACAGTTCAACCTCAAGCACTTAATCAGCCTATTGATTACCAAAAAGCATTAAATGCTTCATTGAGAATGGCTGGAAATACTGCACAGCCTCAAATTCGGGAAACCTTGGCAGCTATGCAGCCTAAATACCAAGGCGACTTGCGTGTTGATGCAAGTGGAAATGTTCTTAGTGGTTTGCCAAAACAAGATAAAGGAATTACAACTCAATATAATCCTTTAACTGGTGGTTATTCTGCGGCTCCTGTGCAGAACTATATGCAGTCTATGATGCTGAGTACTCCTCCTGAAATATCTGCTAATACTATGCTTGTACCAAACCCAGGTGGTGGATTTACTCAAGCAGCAATCCCAGGCGCTGCTGTTGCTGTTGGAACAATTGAAGGCGCTAAATCTGTTGCCCAAGCACAAGGACAAATTGAAAAAGTAATTGGTGCTGATGGAAAAACTTATTATGTTCCAAGATCTTCACTTCTGAATCAGCCACCTAGTGCTGGTAGAGTGTCAGGGGCAGGTGGAAATGTTGGTAGTGTAAGTGGTGCAGTTGCAGCTATTTCTCCAGCACAAGAAGCTGTAAACAGGGCGACTTCAGATCGTTATAACGAATTTACAAAGGCATCATTAGATGCAGCTGCTACTGTAAATGATCGTAAGATGTCTGGAGAGTACTTGTATAACTCTGCTGACCAGCTTGATCCGAATAAGTTTACTGAATGGTTATCTGGTGGCGCTGCATATGTTCGGGCAATACCAGGTGTTGGCGATAAGTTTGATTCATACGTAGGTAACGTAGCTTTGTTTAA